AGTAATCAGAGAATCGCTCACGCAATACTTCATTTGAGTTGTAAGTAATCATCCAATCATGCCGACACTTATCAACATCGTTAAAGAATCTCATGTGGTCAAAACCAGAATGCATATTACCGTTTTTACCATAAAGGTTATCCTTAATATCATAAGGAGGGTCTAGGAAAACAAAGCACTTTTCATTAGATGGAGCATTAAGAACTTCATCATAATCAAGATTAGTAATCTTCCAGTTCTGGATAAGTTTTGAATATGTTGGGAGTTTATCAATACCCTTAACACTAAAGTTCTGTTCAGATGCCTGCGCTGAAAACGAACTAGTCTCACCTAACCCTGAGAAACTACACTTGTTTAAGATATAAAACAAAACTGCTTTGGTAAAATCATCAGCGGTTTTAATATCGACCTTTGCTTTATTGAATAGTTCTCGGTGCTTCTGAATGTTATCCAGAATACTTTGATTCCATTGGTCTTTCGGGACTTTATTTTTCCTTAGTTCCTTAGTGCGGTAAACCATTGGAGTTTTAATCCGCAATAGTTCTTCATGCAATCGTTCGCCATTATCACGCAACTGCACCCAAAAGTTGTATAGATTATAATACTTATCGTTTACCCAAACCTTAACATCTGGATTTTGCTTGGTAATGTGGAGTGCCATTGACCCACCACCCAGGAATGTTTCACGAAACTCTGTGAAACCTTTAGGTAACTGTGTATCCAAGTATTTGATTGCACGCGACTTACCACCGGGATAACGCAGTGGAGTCTTTAGTGATTTAAGATTAGTAGTCATTTTACCTCGTAAATAAATGCTGTTTGTCCAGCACACACAAGTTAGGATGCCCTGAGCAAATGTCAAGGGCATCCCAACCTATGGTTTTTGTTTAGTCTTTTACATCAATCGCAATAACGCGCTCTTGTGTCTTGAAAGGCATGTGGTCAACATTTGACTTAGATGCCATCCACATACGGCGACATCGGGATGATTTAGGTTTAGGTGCCTGCAAATCAGTAAGCACAATGTGTCCGTCGTAGTTTCCCTTGTTAACATAGTCAGTTGGAGCATTGAAGCAGGTGCCACCGTACATAACACGTTCCCATTTACGCTTCTCGCCCTTTTTCCAAGTGTAAACCTTATCTTCTGCAACCTTGGTATCAAAAGGAATAACGGTAAAGGTCGCCAACTCCGACAACTTGTTCAACTCATTAAAGAAAGCGTTAAGTTCCGCATCACTAACTGAACCAGATTGGTCAATCGAAATAGCAATGTTCGCAACACGATTGACTTTTCGACCGGCGTGAATGTAAGGGAAACGACGATTGATTCGACGCATTGTGTTAGACTTATCAGCACGTTGCGCCGCACCGATAAAAGCACGCAGCACTTTTTTCCAATCAACTCGCGTCTTTAGACGCTCCATGATTTCCCTTTTGATTCCACTGCTTACAGAACCCCAACCACGTCCAGAGTTATTAGCATCCTTTGCTGCCTTTTCCATAATGTCTTTAGCACGTTCCTCGACCATCTGACGTTCATCGTCGGTCAAATCACCCCAACCACCATGGTCATCGAAGTTGCCGAAATCACTACCGGACTCGCCATCAAGGTCTTTGAATCCACCCTTGCCGTCGCCAAACTGCTCGTCATCCTTCATCTTTTCCAGATAAAACTCAGCAGTTTTACCCAATGGGTAATCCTCAAACTGCTTGCCACCGGGAATGCAGCATCCTTCCGGTAGGTTATCCGCTCCAATCATGGAGTTAATAGCAAGGTCGCCTGCGATATTCCAAACCAAATGGGGAACATTCTCAGGTTTACGGGAAGTTACATGCTTGAAAATAAGGTGGTAAAACTCATGCATAAGCACACCCTTAATCTTATTCTCCTCCATATCCTTAAAGAAATCAGGATTGTAGAGCATCTTAAACTGAAGAGTGTCTTTATCAACAGTCACGCCAGCAGTCGGAAGTGCGCGACTTGCCGACTTATTCACGCGGCGTGAAATAGCAGAAAAGAAGGGTTCATCCGAAAGTAACCGATGCAAATGAAGTTTTAGGTCAAACTCTGTTTTCATTACTTACTCCTAAAGTAAATAGGTTTTCTCCATCACCACAAACAAGATAGGACGCCCAAGGCAAATGTCAAGGACGCCCTACCTTGTTGTTATTACTGAACCTTTTTACCAGTCAACATTTCAACCAACAGACCCTTAAAGTTGGTGCCATCGCTAAGTGACTGACCATGAAGGGTAATCGCATTATCCTGATTCAACTTACCGACCGCAGTCCACAACTTCATGAACGCCTCGGACGGGAGTTTAACCATGTAAGTGAACAGGTTATGCGCCTCGTCATTGGACAACTTCTCTTTTAGTTTATCACTGTTCTCCAACTTCTCAACCAAAGCAACATGGTCAATGTCGCTGAAACCCTCAGTCATCTCAGGCGCTTTGCCCAACAACACATCCTCAACAGTAACCTGACGGTCGTAGTTTTGGACGAAATCATTAAACGCTACACCTGCTTCCATGCCCACAAAGGCAGTCGCCAACTGGAAAAGAACAGGAGACGCTTCATTCAACAGACCGGCATCATTAGCAGTTCGGTTGAATCGGTCCCATGAACGACGGGACGGGTAAACCTTATTAGGTTCAACATCATCGTTGTGCTCAAGATGCTGACGGTTTTGGTTAATGAAGTCCCAAACCACCTGAGTTACATTGTCTTTTGCCCAAGTCAACCAATCCTCAGTAGTTGGTTCCAAGTCGAACACAGTGTAACGGTCCAACTCAGCAGGGTCCATATCAGAAACCTGATAGTTTGCGCCATGTTCACCACCGTTCACAGCGGCGAAAATAAGCACATCATCATGCAACTTAAAACCATTCAACTTGCGGGAGTCCGTAAGTTCAAACAATCCTTGACGAACCTCCAAAGTAGCGCGGTCAACCTCGTCAAAGAAAAGCACACAAGGGTTGGAACAAGCAAACTTAAACCAGTTCGGGGGGTTCCAGTTAGTGGCATTACCATTAATAGAAGGCAGACCAATCAAATCACCCTCGGTCATCTGTGACGCACGTCGCTCAACTACCGGACGATTAAGGGTTTCCGCGAGTTGATAAACAACCTGCGATTTACCGATGCCGTGACGCCCACGCATAAGAACGGGGAACTTCGCAGCGGCGACATGCGGGACAACATTGAGAAAGTTTTTAAAGTCGATTGCCATTTACATTTACCTCTTATTGAGAGTCAAAAAAGTTATTGGGGCATCTCCCCATCGCACAAACAAGTAAGGACGGAATCTAAAAAAGTCAAGGTCACAATAACCTGCTGTAATCATTACCGTCTTTTAACCTCACTGATAAGCACCTCTTTTTGTAATACCAAACCTGGAGATTTCACTAATAACATCACTGATTTCCATGTAACTGCCTCCAGCAACCTCAGTCCAGTTCTTTACCTCGCCGTCTTCATTACACAAAAACCCAAGTGTCTCTGGGTATTGCGGATAACCATTTTCCCTTGCAGGAACATGGGACAACAAAACATAATCATTTCCATACTTTACGACAACCTTGTCGCTATTAATCTTTTTAATAATCTCTGGTACTAACATCTTAACCTCTTGCAATCTTTAGTTCTCTGGGACCATGAAGGTTATGACCGTCTGGTGCATTTTTATGAAACCACTTGACACAAATGGGGTATCTTACTCCAACCCCACTCTGTAAGTTTGTGATAACTCCTAATAATGCCTTGCCATTTGCCCCGTTCATCCACAGGGGATTAGATTTCATTTTCGTTCCGTAAGAAGTTAGTCGGACTAAGTTACCGATTTTCGCTTGTTCTTCCTTTAGCATTATGCTTCTCCTATTTGGGTTCCTACCCATCGTAAATCTTTATTGCTAAACTGGTCAGCACTAACTAAGATGCTGAAACCTTTTGCCATTTCAACCACTACTCGCGAGCGGGAGTAGTACCCTAGTAGTTGGGTTGGTGTTATTTCAGTAAGGGATACAAACTCCA